TTATGTTTACATGTATGGGGGGGGGGACATGCGGCGACATTGTGGAAATAAGTTGAAAAATACTTGAGGGTGCGTCGTAAGTTAAAAGTAGCATTAGTGATTTGACAATACTTGTCCATTATGATATGATTAATATATGGAACAGATAATTACCTACCTAAATGGCACCAAAATTTGGCATCTGGGCAATAAACCTCACCGAGAAGACGGTCCCGTTTATATAGGAGCAGATGGCACCAATTATTAGTATCTGAACGGAAAACGTCAACGAGAAGACGATCCTGCCGTTGAATATGCTGATGGTGACAGAGAATGGCGGTTGAACGGCAAAAAGCTCACCGAATCAGAAATCACTGAACTCCAATTCAGAATTCTGTTTGAAAAGAAAATTAATATTTTCGGTTGACAGACCGTATATAATTCACTATAAACGCGACGAAAGGAACATACGGGCTAAAAATGATACTCCCCAATATCAAGAAAAAGAAATCTGGGATAAGTAATATGCTGAAAAATTCAGGCTACTTTGGTGAAACAACATTCAACCGCACTTAAAGGATACTGATAATGACTTTTGAAGAATGGTTTCGGGAAGAGTTCGCCCCATCTTTTGCATATAGCAACGATGACCCCTACCAATATGAGAGCGTTGCACGCCGGGCATGGGAAGCAAGCCGGGAAATGTTTGCCAAACAACACGGAATTGAGCAGAATAATGACTAAAAATGCATATCTCTTTATGTGGGATCAATATGGAATTGAGGCTATTGTGCCTATCTCTCAATATGAAGACCAGCAGAAGCTTGACTTAATAGCTGTACTATGCGGTAAGCCGGTAGGCCATAATCCGCTTTTTCATATTATCAATCACATGATTCTTCGTGCAAGATACAATCCTGAGCGCCGTTATGAAATCTACGCCATCGACTGTGATGAAAATATCACACTAGATGCGTTAGAAGAATCTTGGAAAGATAATCCTCAAGCAATGGCAAATCTTATTCGTGAGAAGGGTGTATCTCTGTTTGGCGAAACACACCGAGATATCTCACGGCCGATTGTTATTAAGTAAAAGGATGCGAATAACTTTCAATGTTATAGTTGACAAGAATTTCAACGTACGCTATATAGTTTTCATAGGAGATAATTAATGACAAGAAGACCGGCAATGGTTAGAACTCGCAAGGTCAAGAAAACTGCCCGTGTAGGTAAGGGCATCAAGCTGGCTTCTACCGGTAATCCGCTGGTCAAGGACTTTAATCCTAAGGATGTTGATGTTCTTAGGTACGGTCCTGAACCCAGTTTTTATGATAAGCAGCCTACTGATGAAAATCGTCTTTCAGAATTGACTGCTGCATATAATTGGTATTCTCGTTTTTGCACCCATAAAGATGCCAAGCAGTTTCTTATCAATTACCTAGAAGAAAATAAGGTCGACAATAGTATTATCCGCCTTGTTCGCAAGGCTCCTGATAATCGTATGGTTACCACGGCAGGTTGGGCTGCGCGTTGCGCTGTTCGAGGTCTTATTCTTACCGACAAGCAAAAGACATTTATTCAAAATTGCGTTGATACCATGGTTTCTCTAGCCAAGGCCGGCGTCAAGGATGACAATGCTGTTGAAGAAACAGAACCACTAAAGCGTAAAGTTAATATTCAGGAAGTCATGCGTGAACGAGCAGATGAAGCTCTCAGCGAGATTGAGGCTTTGTTTGACGAATTTATTGACCGAGGTTGTCCTAAGAACTTTGACTTGAACAAGAGAGTTATTGGAGCTCTTACTGAGCGCAATGTCCTTCCTCAACATATTGCTCCCGCCATTAAGAGGTGGGAAGCTCTCCTTGCAGAGTATAGAGAAGCAGCGCTTGGCAAGTGTCCGCAGCTTAATGAATCTTACCAAAATTATGGTAAGATGCAGATGCGCTATACCATTCAATTTATCGAATCCATCATCGCTGAATTGAATGGTTATTGCAATCTTAAGCAAGCAATCAAAAAGGTTCGTGCCAAGAAGCCTATTCCGGTAGAGAAGGTTGTATCTAAGCTTAAGTATAAGAAGAAGGATGAAGCACTTGGGTTGACTAGTCTTCCCCCTACTAAAGTACATCAGGCTATCGAAGTGTTTCTATATGACACCAAGAAGCGCAAGATTATTTGGCTAGTTGCGGACGAATATTCCAAGTGTCTGACTGTAAAGGGCAATAAAGTGCTTGGATTTGATCAAAAGAAGAGCATGACCAAAACAGTTAGGAAGCCTGAAGAGTTTGTAAAGGCGTTTATGGTAGCCAGTCGCCCAAACACTCGTAAGATGGTAACAGATATTAAGGCAGTAACCGCTGTTCCGAACGGGCGTTTTAATGAGAATATCATAATCCTGAAGGCATGGTAAAAAATGCTAAATGAAAATTGAACTTGATTATTTTAACAAAGGATTTACAGGTGAGTGAGATTGTTTATCAGGAAGGATATGAAGAGGGGCTACGTGAGGGGCAACAAAAAATCTCTCAACTGACCCAAGAGTTACTTGATGTTAGGCAAGAATTGAATAACAAAGATATTCTTATTAAAAGTTTGGAAATGCACTTATCAAGTGTGCTTGATATTGTGGATGAATTACAACGAAACTATTCGGGAAAACATTTTAATGGTTTCAGCAAAAAAGACATGTCAATTATTCAATCAGCCATGTTGTTTTGGTTAGAAAATTTTGCGCCGTAGAAGTCGAGTGAAAAGGTTGATAAAAATGAAAACTAAAGTTACTCTTGAAGTTGAAGTAGACTTTCCAGAACATATTACCTAAAACCATTCTAGATTCTATGATTATGACAGAAGCTTTATTTTTGTCGTTAATTGAAGAAACTGTTCCTGCCAAAGTCACTTAGGTGATGTTTGATGACGAAACAGTAGAATGACCTTTTAATTAAGACTAAAGATATGAACTGGGCAAATTATTAATAAATTTTGTTGTCTTTTAATCTTTTTTAAGTATAATATTACAAAAAATAAGAAGGATTATTAATGAATAAGATAGATTTAAATAGGTATGCAAAGTTTGTTTTAGAGGTTTGCAGTGACGATAGCAAAGATTATGATGCATTTCTAGACAGGTTAGATTTACTTAAGGACAACTATGATGTAAATATAATGAGTTATGGACCACAGGTAAATCTTCCTTTGTTGCTAACTTCAGGCATTGGTTTAGCAAGCGAGGGGGGAGAGTTTAATGAAATTGTCAAAAAAATTTTCTTTCACGGAAAATCTCTCTCTGAAGAAAATATTTATCACATGAAACGTGAGCTAGGTGATATTATTTGGTATTGGATGAATGCATGTAATGCTTTGGGGCTTGACCCAGAAGATGTAATTGCTGAGAATGTAAAAAAGCTTGAAGCTAGATACCCCGGTGGTAAATTTTCAGTATATCATTCTGAAAACCGAAAAAAGGGAGATATATAATGAAGGATGGTTCGTGGTTTATCGGAGTTATTTTTGGAATAGCAATAGCCACGATTTTCTTTCATTATATAATAGGTGAGATAGAACAAAAGAATCAAACACAATTAGTTCAGCTTGGTGTAGGTTTTTACGATTTTAATACTGGCGTTTTCAAAACTAAAAAGTGTGAAAAACAATAATAGAGCTATCATTTTATATATGAAATTTGTCTCCCAATAATAATATAGCTATCATAATAATTTTCTTTATCCTGATAAATATTGATATTATCAGGATATTTTTTATGGACAACACCAATCCTATTCCTATTAATCAAGACCTTGAACAAGCTAAGAAAAATATGTTTGATAATATCCTATATCGTTTAGGTCAGGATATTGTTGATTTGGAAGTTGACCCGACTCATTTGAATGCAGCATATGATTATACAATTAAAACATATCGCCAACGCGCGCAAAACTCTACTATTGAGTGTTACACTTTAATGACGACTCAAAAAAATGTATTTGAGTATACATTACCGCCGGAATTTATTAATGTAAGGGCATTGTTTAGAAGAACAATAGGTATGGAAACAGGAGGAACTTCAACTGCATTTGATCCTTTTAGTAGTGCTATTTTAAATACATATCTATTGAACTATAACGCTGCTGGGGGTTTGGCAACCTATCATTTTTATTCAAGCTATGTAGAATTGGCTGCTAGAATGTTTGGTGGGTATTTGACATATAAATTTAATCCGGTTACTAAAAGGCTTACGATTACTAGAAACTTTAAGGGTTCAGGAGAACGTATATTGATTTGGGGAGATATTTTACGTCCAGAACTTGAATTGCTGTTAGATCCGTACATTGGGGTATGGATAACAGACTTTATGCTAGCAGAATTAAAAGAAATCATTGGTCAAGCTAGAGAAAAATTTGGTACTATTGCAGGTCCTAATGGAGGGACTTCATTAAATGGATCAGCTATGAAAGCAGAAGCTAAAGCCGAGAAAGAACGACTACTTACTGAATTAAAAAATTATGTAGACGGTTCAATGCCTCTGACATGGGTGCAAGGATAAAAAATTTGGCTAAAGTATTATTCAGGTGCAATTGAGGTTTAAATGAGAGCAATGGATTTTATAATAACAAAAGATAAGATAACTTCAGATAGAATTATATCAATTCTTAATGAAGAAATTATACAAGAAAATGCGCCAAGAACATTGTATCATGGAACACTTAAAACTTATCTTCCTGGCATAAAAAAATATGGATTGTTACCCAAATTAGGCGATTTTACTAGACATTTTTATGATGATGATCCTGATCTAGAAGAGCTAGTGTTTGCAGCTTCCAGGAAAGATGTTAGAAAAGCTTTAAATTCTATTATTTTTAATTTAAAGAAGAATAATATAGATCCTTCACCTGAAAATATTATAAAATATGGTGCAATAGTAGTAATTAAAGACGTGTTTGATAATTTTGAACATAGACCATACGATTATTATAATGATTGGAATGAATATCCAAGACATGTGGAACCAGGTGATTTCTATTCAAGAGAGCCAGTAGAAATTACATATATTTTACAAAATAAAAAACTCAAAGACTTTTTACGTAGACAAGGATTTGATGATTGGTTGGGAACAAAGCACCCTAAACTAGTGAAGAAAAATGAAATAGCCGAAGCAAAAAACGATTATCCTTTACGAGACCGAACAAATCCTTGATGCTAAAATTGGTAGTCTTCTTGGAATCCCTAAAGAGTCAATTAGATATTTCATCAATAACTAGAATGAAATAAATTCGCCAACCAAGCTATCAAATAGTTGTGTCATTAGTGTATTGATAGAATCGTGATGTTTTAGAATTTCAGGATTGTCCGAACCTAATTTTACTTTTACGGTAACTAAATATTGAGCTACTAATTCACAGAATAGCTCAAATTCAAGATTGTTTAATAAATTCATTCTTCCAGATCTGGAGGTTAACAAAGAAGTAGCCGCTTTTTTAAACTTTTCTGGATAAACTCCGACGGCCTTGGAAGGTTCGAAGTTAATATTTACTCCAAGTCCGGCAGCAGTTGCCTTAGGAATATACTCATAATCGAGGTTTAGTAATACACCGGTTGCATCAAAGAATTGTTGTACAATATTTTCCTCATATCGTCTCACATCCTTTCTTTTAAATATTTGTATCGCATGGCCCACTCGGTGTGCCAATGCCCAACCCGTAAGTGGTGTTCCGTTATGCCCCTGCATATTATTACTATAGATCACTGTAATAGTATCTTCGGTATTAATTTTTTAAATTTTTTTCAAACTCATCTTTGGTTATCCGGCCTGATACTCCAGCTGGGACAATATATAAATTAAAGTTATATGGAGTTTTAGAAAAGACATTATGTATTTTTTTAATAGCTTTTTCGCTTTTGTATAATTTTGCATCACTTGGGTGCCAAAAACCCCGGTCGAGGCCAAACTTCATGTCTTCGGGACTGGCAAAGACTTCAAAATCAGCAATAGGTGCTTCTGATATGAATTGATATGCCCTCGTAATGTTATTTAGCACAACGAATGCATATCTATATTTTGGGTAAACTTTGATAAATAAAGACTGACAGCTAAACTTAGAGGGTAAACAAAATGTTGAAAGAAAAAATTACTTCAGCCTGGCAAAAAACTAAAGCATGGATTAACAATCATTTAGTTAAAGAAGCCCATGAATGGTGGATGTTATGGTCAATCAGATTAAATGCTTTGGGGATAGCAATTTTAGCCTGGGTACAATTTGATCCGGTAAGTGTGTTAGCAGTATGGAACATGATGCCAGCTCCTATGAGACAAGCTCTTCCGCCAAATATATTCTATATAATAGCAATCATTTTGTTTATATTGGGTATGATAGCAAGATTAGTAAGACAACCTAAGGTAGAA